TCGTCTACGGCTGGGAGTAACTGGCAAGAGGGAGGGCCATGCGCTCTCCCTTGGTGTGCGCGACGACTTGAAAACAAGATAACAGGATTGACGAATAATGAGCACAACCACACTAACCAAATCCGTCAAGACGCTGATTGCAGCATCCACCAGCAATGACGGTCTGAACGTAGCTCTTTAAGCCAATGCCACGGATGACTAAACGCCGGCCTTGCACGTTGACCGTGCCCGCTGGCACTTGGTACGAGCAAATGATGCCGTCAGTATTTACTGCTAGCGTGGCAGTCTCCCAGAACTGACCGCCCAATCCTACGCCCAATGCCGCGGTGGTGTTGGTGGGAACCGCTGCGGTGGGGTTGGCGCTGTTGGCGTAGTTTGCCAAGCTGCCCATCGTACCGCCCGACAAACCTTGGTAGGCGCCGAGAGTACGGTTGCCGCCCGTGGATGCTGTGGTGCTGATGTTGCCGCCACCTTGGCGCACGTTGTACGCACCAAGCAGCGCCTGAAATGCACCACCAGCAGCGCCACCTGTGATTCTGTGCTTGAAGAACGCCTGAGAAGCCGAGGCCATGCACATGCGACCTTGTGCTGCGGGCAGTGGAGTCTGGCCCAGCATAACCGCGCCCGTGCCGTCGTTGACCCAGAACACAGCCTCGGTGCTGGACTGGTAGCAGATGAACTGGTATCGCTTGCCGTTGGTGTAAGCCCATGTGCCCGTGCCGCCCGTTTCCGGAAATACGCCTGTGCTGGTTTCCGTGCCGTTGAATGACACGATGCCCTGCAAGCCTGCTGCGTTAAGCCGGAAAAACACGCCGTCGGTCGGTGATGTTGTGGCAGTGCCAGGAGCACCCAAGCCCCACTCAATGAACGTATTGGTGGCGGGTTGCTGGCTGAATGCAATCTCTGCATCTAGTGACAGCGTGGTCGTGCCGGTCACCGGGAAAAATGCGTATGTGGAAAGCTGCACGCCGGTTGTGATGGTCGTAATGCTTCCGCTGTTTGTCGTGAACTGGCCTGCTGTCCACGTAGACGCCATTGTGGTGGCTGCATAGTTGTGCTTGCCTGTGTTTTGGGCGGTGTAATTGAATACTTCCTCGTCCAGAATTAGGTCTTGTGATACGCGGGTGCGGTAGTCGTTGTCCACCTCTTGCGGGCGCAGGACTACCTCACCAGTCACAAAGCCGCCGTCCACCTCGCCCATGATGCGAACTGCGCCAACGTTAGCCCCATTGGTGTAGGCGTCAGTTTCGGTGATTACCTTGAGTTGGTTGGATGCGTTGACCTCTGCACCGTTGCCAGTGCCTGAGCCGCGAATATTGGTATCGAGTGCCATATTGTCCTATCCTTTAATCAGCCCAAACCCAACGGATCTGGAATTGGCCTTGCATCTTGTCGAGGCATCGCCCGTAAATCGTAAACCCTGTGCCAGCCGATGGCGTGCCGCATGTCAAGCCGATTAACACCGATGCGTATCGATGGTCATTGGCCGTATGCGTGCCGCTGGTGTCATCGCCCATGATGTACGCCTCAGCCTTTGACGTGGCAGAGATAGAACCCTGCCCTGTAATGGCAATGCTTGCCTCGCTTGACCCGGGGAATGCCCCAAAGTCTAGCGTTGCTGTGCCTTGTCCTGTTGCCATTACGCGCTAAGTGCGGTGTAGGTCAAGCTGGAGCAGCTTACAGTGTCGCCAGCGGATACCGTCAGGCCGTTGGTCATATTGATATCGCTTGCGCTTGCAGCTACTGCGCAATGGATCACAACCGTACCGCCCGATGTCTCGAGCGTTGCTGTTGCAACCGGGCTGGCATTGCCTGCCGCGTTGGTGTCGCTTGTGATTGCATTTGCTGTTGCTGTGCCACTCGCAGACGCCGCGAAGGCGGTTGCACTCAGTGCCAAGTTAGCGACCGATGTACCTGGAGCGCCTACCGTTCCAGATAGTCGAAATCGCAGACGCCCAGACGCTGCAATCAGCGCTGTTACTGCATCCGTTGCGGCATTACGTGCCGCTGTGCTGTGTGTTACTGCCATCTGTCAACCCCTTTAGTTTGTCTGCATCTAGATACCCGACAAGCTCAACCACCTCGGTTTTACCTGTCTCTTTGCGCTTGATCTCAATTGTAAAACACAACTCACCAACTTGACCATTTAAATCTGTCATTGCAATCCTTTACTCTATTCCGACGATCCGGCCATTTTCACGAATGACACGCTTTGGCCGCTTCAGCGCGTCTATTACATCTTTGCTTGTCTCGCTGTTTGATTCTGAGAATGTGGTAATGGCAGACTGAAAGCCTTTAACCATGTCACGCAAGTCACCAACGGCGTCGAGAATGCTTGCGCTACTGTCAACCAGTACGCGCTTGGATTCGCTTTCCTCTTTGACATCTTCCTCTACTGCGTTTTCGATGTCAGCCTCTTTCATGGCCTTCTTGAGTTTGAGGGCCATGTCAAGGCGCATGTCCTCCAGCTTAAGACGCTTCATTTCCCACTCTAGATCCTCTGCCGGTTCGACCGGGGCTGGCTGGGCTGATGGCTGCTCGGTTGACTGTGTAGGCGCTGATCCATTGGTTTGACCGATGCCGGCCATTGTCTCGGCGGTATTGGCCTGCGTCTCTTCAGTCTTAGCCAGTGTCAGCAACACGTCAGCGCGTGCATTTGCGGCCTTTGCTTGCGCTTCTTCAGCCGCCGCTTGCAGAAAGATAGCGTTCGGGTCTTGCTGCTGGTTTTGAGCTTCAGCGGCCATTTGTTGCGCTTCTTCATCCGTAGGCTTGAGTACGCCCATTTGCACCAGTTTCTTGCGAAAGTACTCGCGCACCTCGGTGACGCCTTCGCCTTCCATGTTCATCATTGCCATGGCTTGCAAGACCTGTCTCGTTTGCGGGTCTTCTGTCACTTGCATCATGCCGGTGAGAGACTGCACCGTTGCATTCCTTCGGCTTGAGGATGATGGGCCAACGTCAACCGCAACATCAAATGCCGCAGCGGTTAGATCATTTTCCATCTCGATGTCGCCATTGTCACCAATGGTAGGCTTCATGATGGTCACGGAGTCAATCTCATCCTGAGCGCCGATGGTCTTCATCTTGCGCCCTTCTTCGACATAGACCTCTTTGGCCATGCTCAACCAGATTTCACCCACTCGCCGCACGGATTTAGCCATGTTGGACATGTAGATGAAAGCCTGCATGTCAATGCGCTGTTGGATCATCTCTACGGCCTTGCCTGAGATGTTGCTCACCATCTTCTCGCCCTGCTGCTGGTTGCCCAAGATGTCGGACATGTCCTGCTCAGTCAACTGGAGTAGCGCGGCCATGGCTGGCGGTATTTGCGGGCTGCGTGTGTACGCTTGTGGGCCAACGGCCGCCGGGTTTCCGTTGACATCTGTAACGGGGTTAATCAGCAGGTAGGGATAGTTCTTGATGTTGTCCTCTGACCACATCACCTGGTGCCCCATGACCTGCTCGGGCGTGAGGATAGGCTTCTCCACGCTGGACAGCGCACTGATCTCGCCCAGCTTTGATAGCTGCATGTTCTTGAGACGCTGAGCATCTTTGGCCAGGCGCACATGGCCCATGCACCGCTCGACGTTATCCACAAACCAGCGCTTTCCGTACACGGGCACGATGGGGATATTGCGCCCTGCGATGTAGCCGCAATCGTCCAGCACCTTACCGCCGCTCATGATGTATTTGTGCACGCGCTTGCGCTTGACCTTCTTTTGACGCACTTCACGCGAGCCAACGGCCAAGAGGGTTTCTTCTAGCTCGTCATCGTTCTCGAAGTCTGCATCGGTGTAGCGCTCTTCGGTACCGTCGATTGCCTGCCAAATGTATACGGTTTCGCGCACCTCTTCGACCACGTAATACTCAGCCACAAACACCACGTCAGGCGTCTGCCAGTCGAACTCGTACTGGTGGATCTCCTTTGGCCATCCTGCAGGGTCATCGCCCCATTCGGCTTCGTATGCGCCACGGGTCATCGAGTACAGCACGAAGCAATGCTTGGCATCTGACTTGTCTTGCCGCTTGGCACCAAGGTCGAAGAACACCGATGTCAGCGTCGAAGATCGGTTCAATGCGGATGCGCTGATGCTCGTTTTCGTCGTCCTCTTCGTCTTCGTAGCAGGTGCGCACACGGATTGCACCATAACCACCGCCCACAGCCTCTTCGAAGGCGTTATCGTAGGCTTCCTCAGCGCCGCTATCGCGTTCGTCTGCACGGTACAGTCCGTCGCAAAGCTCTGCCATCTTGTCGTCAACGTCACCGTCTTTGGCCACAAAGTCAACCGTGATGCGGTTGTTGCGGTACTCATTGATGATGCGGATGACGGCCAGGTGTACCTTGTTGACCTCGAACTTTGGCTTATTCTCAAACTGTTCGCCAAGTGAGCCTTCCCACTGAGCGCCAGCCAAAGAGTAAAAGCGACGATCCTGCAAGCACTGCAAGCGCTCATCGCGCACAGCGTCTTGAATTATGTCAAATTGACTGAGCGCGTCAGCATGGATGTTGGCGTTGCGCTGCTCTTTGGATAGTCTGGCCATGGGTCGTGATTCCTTTGCGCGGGATTATCGCATTTACCATCTGTTTGCGGTAGGCATTGCTTGCACCTCGATGCGCCTGGTGACATTCTGAGCACGCCTTGCGCCTTCGCATGCGTACCTGATGGCGTCGATCATGTGATTGTCCTTGTCAGCCAGCACCGGTAACACCGTGTCGGTTAGCTGGTCGATCTTGTAGCTGTACAGCATCAGCTCATCGATCACATGCTTACACCGTGGATGCACGATGATGTCGTGCGACTGGAGCCAGGCTACGCCATCCTCGACGGACTTCGGGCCTTTGACCGCTGGCTGAATCTTCGGGAAGCCATTGCGCCGCATGTGCGAGATAGTCTCAGGCCGTGCCGAGTCCGCCACCATTGGCCACTTCTCAGCCTCTGGCACGCTCATAAATAGCGCAGGCGTGTCCACAATCTCACAGCCGACCTGATACGCCTCGTAGTCGATGTACAGCTTTCGCCCGATGATGTGACAGCGCACTAGAACCGATGGGTCGGTGGCAAAGCCCCAGTCAGCGCCGAGCCTATGCACTGCGTCCGCTGGTGCCTCAAACTCTTGGATGCTCCAGTTTTTAAACACCTTGGAGTCCGAGCGCTGAAGGTAAGCGCCTTCCCAGACGTGCGCATACTTGTCAGGGTCGCGCCTACGGTCGTACTCCATCTCATCCAGCAGCACGCCCGGGAAATGCGGGTTGTCACGCCAGTTAGCCTGCACAACAACCGAGTCAGTTGGCTGCATTGGGCCGCGCAACAGAGCATCAATCGGGTCGGTGTCTTTGCCTGGGTTCCAGGAAAACCAAAGCTCGGAGTTTGGGTCGCGAATCGTAGGCCGCAACAGGTCAAGCGATCTCTGGCTAAGGCTTTGCGCCTCCTCAACCCATGCAATTTGAAAGCCTTGCAGCGACTTGATCGAGTCCGCCGTATGGTCTTGCATGCCCTGAAAGATGATGAGCGATCCGTTTTTGCCGATGATCTTTGATTGCTGCACCTCGAACAACTTACCGAGGCCGAATTGTTCGATCTTCTCCTCGATGAGTTTTTTAACCGATTGGTCAAGCGTTTTTTGCACCTCACGAACGCAAACCGCATGCGTGCGCTGCATGATGCACCGCTCGATCAGCAATTCCGCGAAGAAATGCGACTTGCCCGAGCCTCGACCACCGTGTGCGCCACGGTATCGCTTGCCGTCTGCGAGCAGTGGCAAGAATACACGCGGCGTTTCAATCTCAAGTTCCATCTTTTGGGTCGATGATTGTGCGCTTGATAACCTGCACTTGAAGAGGGTTATTCTGGTCGCCGGATAGCTCCAGCTTGTCGCCGTAGCGCTTGGGTGCTAGCTTGGATAGAAGCCACTTGCGCGTATCAACCTGTAGCCGTTGCTTTTGTACAGCTCCTGAGTCCGTTTGACCGCTATCAGTGCTGCCAACTGGAGTGTCTGCAATGTCCATCAGGTCGCTGGCCATCTTCTCTATCAGCACTTCCCGCGCGCGCGCGTACCTTTCGGACAGTTCGGCATCATCAACCAGCCATGTGCTAAACGTACTATTAGGAACTCCAGCAGCCTTGCACGCTTTGAACGCGCTCAAGCCGCTCATCATGCCTTCTAGCACCATCTTGCAGATCTTCTCCCTGTCTTCGCTGCCTTTGATTGTTCTCTTCGATGTAGCCATTGCATCACCTCACTTATTATCGTCAGCCGTTGAATCAATCTCTTCAATCGCTCGCCGAAGATATATTGCCTGATCCAGCGTTTCCTCGTATGCGTGCATTAACCATGCTCTCAAATGTAATGGGTTATCTAATACCGTCGTGCCGTATTTATTAATACCGAATAATTGACGCCGAGTAATATCATTGCAAACCGTTAATTCAATGCCAGTTGGTGAAGTATTAATCATTACAGCACCATATTTGTCAGTTTATTAATAATGAATGAACTCATTATCATAGCCGGCACAAAGAAATGAGGTATTGAAACAAATAACCCAATTAATAATGCGTATATCGCAATATTTAAAATAATCTTCATATTTAAATCCGTTAGTTGTTGATAGTTGCCACGGTTCCAACATCTGACGCACACCGTGGCCGGCACGCTCAACCAGTCAGGAGATGAAGGACTGGATGTTGGTTGCTTTTATTGTACCAAAATCGTTCTGGTAACTATGCCTCTTTTTTAAGCACAATCGATTACTTTTTTGCGGGAGTCACCCGGTTACCAACACTATAGTGTGTTGGTAACTCTGGTAACCGGTTACTCGGGTTACTGGTAACCTTTTGGTAACTTCTGGTAACCCTGGTAACTCTGCCATGTTTTTGCTTAAAATTTAGGCAATCCGACCCATGCTCCGACAAAGGCATCATGGTCAAGTGCGACGTACCCGCCGAAGCTCTCCTGCACGTATCCAGCATCCACCAGAGCCTTTTTAGCCTTGCTCAGGTAGGTTTTGCGTGCCCCGTCTGATTCATGCGGTCTGGTCTTGCTATATTCATTCCATGCATCAGAGCTAACAAATGGCGCATTCAATTTGCCATCAAATCTCCCAGCATTTAATACTGAGCTCTCAAAGTATTTCCGATAACCGGCTAATGATTTATTCTCCTTTATTACAATATCGCCAGGAACATCATCAGATTCAACCACCACAGCCGATGTTATTTCGTCGCCATCCTCGTCGGTATCAATTGGCACAACGGTTAATTTAAAGCACCCGGTTAATCCATCCTCGCCTTCCTTTTGTTTTTCAATCTTCCATGTTCGTAATCCATCCTCATTTTTTTCCAATTGAATAACGGTATCAAGACCGCCCAATAATGCCGAGCCGCCACGCATGCCCTTGCTGGCATCCTTGCCAGGGTGAGCCACAAGCGCCACGGTGCATTGCAGGGCGCGTGCAATGGCGTCAGAGGCTGTAATCACCCTGCCCATATCGTTGTTGTCGTTTTCCTCGAATGCACCCATCGCCCGCGCCAGTGTGTCTACAAACACCACCAGGCCGCCGTGATCGTCACCAACAACAGCGCGGATTGACTCCACTAGATCGGCTATGTCCTTTGCGCTGCTGAATGCAAACGGCGAATGCGCCACCACGCTCAAGCCGTCCGGCAACTTGCGCCCATGGTGCATCTGCCACGCCTTCAGCCGCCCGCTAAATCCGTTTGCAGCTTCCAGCACCACGTACACAACCTGGGCCTGCTTGGTTCGGTAGCCCATCCACTCACGGCCCTCTGAGATACACACGGCCATATCCAGCGCCATGAAAGACTTACCCGCGCCTGGTGCGCCGTAGATGGCCACCACGTCACGCGCAGGCATGATCTTTTTAATTTGCCACCGTGTAGGCGGTAGGTCGGTCATCTGGCTGGCTGGTGTCAGCTTGTACCGCGTCTCATGCGTGACCGGTTCAAGCAGGCCAGCCAGGTCACCGCCTGACTGCGCATAGTCGTTGGCATCGCCAACAGCCGGTGGCATCACAAAGCGCCCGCCGCAGGCTTGCGCCGCCTTCTGCCCTTCACGCTCGCCGGTGCCGCTTTCGTCGTTGTCGCCCACAATCACCACCTCGCAGACATGGCCCACAATGGCCCGCACGTTATTTGCCGTTGCCGTCATGTTGCTGGCGCTGTAGGCAATCGCTACCGGTTTCCCGGTAGCCTCGAATATGCTCGCAGCGGTGGCCACGCCTTCGGCCAGGTACACCCGCTTGCAGCTTGAGTCCAAAGCGCCGCCAATGGCCCACCATGCGCCGCCCGTCTTTCCGCCCTTCAGGAAACGCTTCTCACCATCGGTTGCAATCATTTGCAGGCTGGTCAGGTCAGCACCCACATACATCGGGGCCATCAAGCGGCCATCACTGGCCACGCGCAGGCCCGGATTCGTGATGCCCTTGCGCTTCAGGTACGGGTGTTCATCACTGGCCAGCGGTGCCGCCTCCCATTGCTCCGCCGCATTCTCTGCCGCACTCTCACGCAGTACGGCCAACTCACGCTCCCGCTTTGCCTTCATTTCACGCATGCGTGACGCGTGTTGCATTTGCTCGACGTGCGACAGCTCGCGGCCAATGTCAGCCCGCCATGTAGTTTCCATGCCGGTGCGCCAATCCCCAAATGCGCCAGCAGGCACCTGCCCGTCATAGGCCACATACCACCCGCTATCATCCTTGCGCTTGCCGGTGGTCGAAAAGCGGTGCAGCACACCGTCGAAAATCAGCTCATCCGGTGGCACCACGCCGAGGTCTGACATGGCCACACGCAATTGATTCTCAGGCGGTAGCAGTGGTGGCGCTTGAAGGTCTTGCAGACTCAGCCCGCCGGGGAAAATATCATTGAGGCTGGACATGCTCGCACGCTCCAAGATACTGAGCCAAAACTCTAACCGTAGCCTGATGCGGCTTAGTCTTGCCTCGCTGTATCCTGTATAGAGTGTGAGGATTGAGGCCCAGCGCCTTGGCTACGGAAGTGATATTCCGGTCGTTAAGCGCGAGCCTGATTTGTTCAATTGTCATGTTAGGGTTTATCCTTAAAAAAAGTACAAAATATTTTGCACATGATCGAATTCTAGTGCATAATTGAGGCCATGCAACGAACTGATGTCCAGACGGTTGCAAAGTAGGAGAGAAAAATGGATCGCATTATCAACTCATTAAAACCAGGTCAATCTGCAATTGTTAGCGGCAACGCTGATAGCTGGGTACAAGTTGAGCGCTCTGGAAATGGAAAAACGCTTCGCTTTGTGCGCTGCACCGCATGCACTTCAGAAGTGTTTAAAACCTGCAACCTTTAAAAGGTACCACACATGGCTATCAACCTAAAATCAACCAAAGGCCTCAGCGCCAACGGCGTTAAATTGCTTGTCTACGGCATGGCTGGAGCAGGTAAAACCAGTCTCATCCCCACGCTGCCCAATCCGGTGGTGTTGTCAGCAGAAGGCGGATTGCTTTCAATCGCCGAGGCAGACGTGCCGTTCATTGAAATCAATTCCATGGCCACGCTCATGGAAGCCTACCAATGGCTGACCGAAAGCGCCGAAGGTCAGGGCTTTCAATCGGTGGCGCTGGACAGTATCAGCGAGATCGCCGAGGTGGTGCTGAACCACGAAAAGAAAATCAACAAAGACCCGCGCGCCGCTTATGGTGCCATGCAGGAGCAAATGGCCGACATGATCCGCGCATTCCGTGACCTGCCTGGTCGCCATGTGTATTTCAGCGCAAAGCTGGAAAAGAGCCAAGACGAAGCCGGGCGCATGCTCTACGCACCCAGCATGCCAGGCAACAAGACCGGCCAGTCGCTGCCCTATTACTTTGACGAAGTGCTGGCCCTGCGCGTAGAGCGCGACGCCGAAGGCAACACCCAACGCGCACTCATGGCGCACTCGGATGGCCTGTGGCAAGCCAAAGACCGAAGCGGCAAGCTGGAAGCATGGGAAGCCCCAGACCTGGGCGCATTGATTGCAAAGATTGGGGGGGCAGCATGACCGCCGCGCAGCACACACCGGGGCCGACCACAGCAGCGCAACGCCTAGCCAACTTGCCTTTAGCCAAACCTGCGCCTGTTGCATGGGCCACTCGCACAGTTGGTGGCAATAAGTTCCATAGCATCCACGCAAGCAAAGGCGCATCAGATAAGTGGCTGGAGTACCGGCGCAAAGAGCAAGCGCAAGGAGAGCAGTACGAGCAAATTGCACTCTATGACTGCCAACAAATACCACAGCCTTTGAACCAAGATCTGCTGAGGGCGCTGATTGAAATGGTTGATGACTTTGGCCCAACGCCTTCAGACCGTTTTCGCAGCCTGGGGCCAGCCCGCGCCGCCATCGCCAAAGCAACAGGAGAGCAAGCATGACCCGCCCAGACTCCCCCTGCATCGCCATCTGCGACACGCTCTACCAACCAACCCACTGCTCAGGCTGCGGCCGCACCATCCAAGAGGTGGCCAACTGGGTGGCCCTCAGCGAAGCCGAGAAAGACGCGGTGTGGCAGCGCATCGAGGCAGAGGGCACCGCCAAGCGGTTCACCACCTACCGGGAACGGTCATGAGCCGCCACATCCCATACGAGGCATTCTTCCTGTCCTTCCCCGTCGTCATCACCGCACCAGGCCTCATCACCGCACCAGGCCATTACGTCACCCGGTCGGGCGAGGTGGTCGAGGTTGACGACGTGAGCAACCATCACTGGAAGCGAGGCCGGTACCAGTGCGGCACAGTCGAGACATGGCACCGCAGCGGCCGCATCTTCAGCGGGCGCGAGACGCTTAACGATATCGTCAAACCGATATCGACCAAGTAACCCCACACCGTTGTCATGAATACGCGCCGCAACAATTTTGCGGAATAATAAAGGCATCCCAACCGTCACCACCACACCATGAACCTCCAAACCCACATCATCAGCACAAGCGGCAAGCGCCTGCACAGCATCAAGGTTGTAACCCCATCGCTGGGTCTTGACCGCGCCACCATCTCCTTGGCTGAGCAAGAGGTCCGCGACTGGGCACGCACCACGAACCGCTTTTCACCGCTGAACAAATGCGCGACTACGCCATGGCCGCCATCGCACGGGCAGGAGAGCAAGAATGATCAGTTTTGAGTCATACGAAACCAAGGTAATACAATGGGCTGAAGCCCGAAAGATCATCCCAAACAGCACGCCTCAGGCGCAACTCATGAAGGCATTCGAAGAGATGGGCGAACTCGCCGCTGGTGA